AATTATTTTTATAATATTTCCTACTTCTACATCAGTTCTTCCGGGAATTACAATTTCCATTTTAAAATTATTTAACTCCAACAAATTTGATCTTCTATTGCCAAATGTAACTTTCGGTATTTGATCAAAATTATTTTCCACCTTAGTAAATAACTTAGGAGTACTATAATTAGTTCTTTGATATGAGTACGGATTTCTTAGTATATTTTTATCAAACATTGGATAGGAATCTTTATTATTTAGATGCGCGTATTTGTCAAATTCTGCAGGATGGTCATATTCTTTTATCTCATATGTTTTATTATAAACATCGATATCTACTAAAGAACTTGCAAGATATCCTAATCTACTATTGTCTAATTGATTTACTGCAGTTTCCACAGATAAAGATTTTATTGCATACATAGCCTTGTGTTTTTCATCCACAGATAAAGTTTTTATATATGCATCAGAATAAACATACTCACCTATTGAGAATGACTCTAAATTGTTTAATATACTATCCATACTACCAAAATAAAATCCTTTGGTAGTTTCCCAGAATAAAAAATTTGCAGCTTTACCTGCAGATGGCAAACATTTTCCTGCTAACCAATTAATACATTGTATAGGTGACCAGCCTGGACTAATAAATTTTAATATATTTTTTGGATATTCTAAAAATGTTAAAGTAGTTTTTACACTAGATCCTGTAATTATATTTCTATTAGCTTGTATGTAATCTATAAAAATATCGTTTATTACTTTTGCCGGAGTTCCTTCAAAAGATTTGTATATAGGATTTAACACATCATTAAATCCCTCAGTAGACATGATACCTAATTCATAAACTATTGTACTACCATCGTTTACATAATTTTTATTTTCTAAAGAATATATTCTAAAAGTTTTATATATACTATATTTGTCAGTTAAGCTGGGGGTCTTTACATTTATAAAAAGATATTCATCCCCCACCAAGGGAAAAAGTGAAGTTAAATTTCTACTATCAGATAATATTATTGATCCCGTAACAATAGGATCGAACACGCTTTCATAAAGATTAATTTCTACAAGATAATCTAAAAGACTTATACTTATACCTTTATTCAATGAAATTAACTGGATTTCATTTATTTCTATTTGCCCGGGGGCTTGTAATATTTCTTTGGACATTATTGATTTATTAATGCATTATAATCTGTAATAACTCTTTCAACGATAGCTGCCTTTAAAATTTTAATTAATCTATAACTCTCATTAGTTAATTCCTCTACCTCATAATTACTTTGAAAATCTGTTCCTATTTCCGATTCTTTATATGCAATAGGCGTATTAATACCGCCATCATCGGGAGTTTCTATGATTAATCTTTTTGGATTTTTGTGTGTAGATTCTTCTAATAAAACAAAGAATGTTTCAACCTGATATCCTTTTGCATTTACCGCTCTATTAGTGGTAAAAACATCTCTTTCGGTGCCATACTTACTTTGTGTTTGTTTTATTAAATTATCCTGACTAAGAGGCCATTCAAATCTAGGATCTATAATATTATTCGTTAGTAATATTAACCAATGTAAATCGGGTGTGCCATAAAATCTAAAAGATAATTGTTCAGGTGTTTCCCCACCCAATACCTCATAAGTTTCAAAATAGGAATTGTTATCCTGAAATTCTTTAGATAAAATTGCTCTCTTAAATATATCCTGTATTACTTGTTCTGTTTCATTATCATCAAGAGTATATGCAATTCTGGGAAAATTCTCAAAAAAATTAGTAGCCATTTGCTTCTATTCCTTCAGATGTCATTTGTTCCAATTCTTGAAACTTAAGAGACATTCCTATCTCAATGGGAGCACCATCCGGAAATGTTACAAATTGATCTCCCCCATAGTCAACAACCATATCTGTCAAAGCACATCTGGCAAATTTATGTAAATAATTATTTTCTTTGTCTTTATAGTAATACTTTATATCAAATTCTGATGGATATATGTAAAACAATTTCTTTTCAGACAGTTCTGGATGCATGTGTTGTTTAAATATAGATATAATTTTTTGTACTTTTCTAGTTTCCTGTGGTGTTTTTGGTAAAAATCTATAATTGAATTGGAATGTTCTATAATTAACAGATTCAAAAAACACTTCTCTGAATGGATTTGTTTTTGTTCTCGAACTTAATTCCAATAGGTCCGTAATAACTCCTCCTCCAGATTTTAACTGAGGAATTTTAGCTATTTCCGCAAGTACTCTTGCCTGCGTTTCTGCATCTCCCATAGCTTCAAGTTTTGTTTTAGCAGAACTTTGAATTAGTATACCTGCTATAGCACCGATATCTTTATTAGTATAGTTTACTCCATATTGGACAACAGGTTTTTCCGATATATGAAGAGTAATCACATCCACAAGCCTAGATGTACTACCCGATTTGAAAAGCTCTAAATCCAGCTTTTGTACTAATTCAGCTGCAGCATACCCAGCAAGTCCCGCGCCAAAAGTTTTTAGAGCAAGGCTTGACAAATCTTTAATCCTGGAACCAGATCCGATTGCAACAGCAGCAGCTGTTCCTGCTGCAATAGTTCCGGCATTATCTAATAAGTTTTGTCCGCCCTGTTCTATTTGACTTTGCGTTAGTCTAGAACCACGGTCATTTATTGCATTTATTTTCTTTTGTTCTTTTTCACTTACAAGATACCGTTGCTTTTGTTCATTCTTTCCAGTTCGTGTTTTATCCCTAGAATTTATAAAAAAAGCAACATAATTTTGTAAATCTGGTTTTGTGCGCAAACCATCCGGATACTCTAACGCACCAACACGATAATCTTTTAGAGATTGATTTACAAAGTCTCTTTTTATTTTATCCTCTATCTCTTTTCCGCGTATTACTTCCATATATTTCTTTATAAATATTGTTGGGACACTATTATTTATATTAAATGCTATATACCAAAACCTATAAGGGTAAGTTTAGAACCAAGAATCCTTCGAAATATAGAGGAGATGTGAATAATATTGTATATCGCTCCTTATGGGAATTGCGTTTTATGAAGTGGTGTGATTCTAATTCTTCTGTACAGGAATGGGGATCTGAAACGGTAATTGTACCATATATTTCCCCACTGGATAAAAAAGTGCACAGATATTTTGTGGACTTCTACATTAAAGTATTAGATAAAACTGGTGGATTACAGAAATACCTAATAGAAATAAAACCCGAAAGATTCACCAAACCCCCAACTATCCCTGCCAGGAAAACAAAAGCATTCATAGATGAAGTATTTCAATATGGAGTAAATGAAGCCAAATGGAAAGCAGCATTTGAATTTTGTCAGGACAGAAACATGAAATTTATGGTATTAACCGAAAAAGATTTAGGACTAATTAATGGCTGATAATATATTCCAAACCGTTAGTATGAAAGCAGGTGATACTGAAAAGTCATACAATTGGTATAGGGAACAAGTTAAGAATCTTGGATCTAACTTATCCGGTACTCAAATACTAAGAAATGAAAAATTAACTTCAAGAATACGCCCAGGGGAAATGTACTTGTTTATGTACGATCCAAAGCTTAAAAAGACTTTGCCCTATTATGATGCGGTTCCCTTAGTATTACCTTTTCAAATTGTAAAGGATGGGTTCTTAGGTATTAACCTTCACTACCTACCGTATCTTGCAAGATTCAATCTATTAGGCGAATTAAACAAATTAACATTAGATAAAAGAATAACTGAAAATACAAGAATACAAATATCTTGGCAAATACTAAATAGTTCATCTAAGTATTTAGCAGCAACGGCCTGCGTTAAACATTACTTAACCTCACATTTAAGATCAAGATTTTTAAAAATAAATTATACAGATTGGATTACTGCATCCATGTTGCCAGTCGAAAGATTCAAATCTGATTCAGGAAACGATCCGTCCAAAGCAAAAGTTTGGCGGGACACTTCAAAAAAAATATAGGTAACAACAATGCCATCCGCTTTAGAAAACTTTATTTCCGAAATACGAAAAACTGGGGTTGCGCGACCTAATAAATTCTCTGTTCAAATTCAAACACCCGCCTGTATGTTATATGGACAAAATCCTAGTATAGATATCAAATTGCCAGAGTTAATTAATTTATATTGTCAGACTGCATCTATTCCTGGACAAAATATAGGCGTTAGAGATTTAAGAATAACTGGACCAACGTATAAAAGACCAGTTAATATAGATTACGGCGGAGAGGGCATTACTTTTACTTTTTTAATGGATGGTAAATTAAATATAAAATCCTTTTTTGACGTATGGATGCAAAAAATAATAGATCCAATACAATTTCAAGCAAATTATGATTACGGCAATAATGCATATACTACACAAATAGTAATTAATCAAATTTTTAATGAGATAAATAGAAAAGATGGCAGTGGTGAGTCGCGACCTTATCAGATTGTACTAGAAAATGCTTTTCCTAGAAATATAGGGATGATGGAATTAGATCAAAGCTCACAAAGTACTGCTCATAAAATGAGTGTAACATTTGCTTATAGAAAATTATACTATATTAGTGATTTGCACAAATCCGCAAGATATCAAGCTATTGCACCAAGCCCACAATAACAAACAAGGAATATTATGTCTTTACCAAAATTACAAACACCTACATATGAATTGATTTTACCGTCTACTGGAGATAAAATAAAATTTAGACCCTTTCTTGTAAAAGAATATAAAATACTATTAACGACTTTAGATTCGGAAAATGAAGAAATAAATCGAGTGGTTACAGAATTAGTTGATGCCTGTACATTCAACAAATTAAAAATAGACACACTTGCAAATTTTGATATCGAATATATCTTTTTAAATATAAGAGCAAAATCGATAGGAGAGATTACTAATCTTTTATTAAATTGTAATAATTGTGATAATCAAATATCGTTTGATTTAAATTTAACAAAAGCCGAAGTCGAAAAATCTCCAGAACACAGTTCAAAAATTAACTTAACTGATAAAATTATTATTGAAATGAGATATCCTAAATTTGATGAAATGATTGATATATATCAAAATTTTAAATCTGATAGAATAGTTGAATTATTAAGTAAATGTATAAAAGCCGTATATACTGAAGATACTGTATATGAAGAGTATACTAAAGAAGAGCTATTGGAATTTGTAAACTCTTTCTCAAAAAATCAGTTTGAGATGATAGAAAACTTCTTTTTAACTATGCCAAAATTGGTTCAGAATATAGAACAAGATTGTAAAGAATGCGGCGCGCATAATGAATTAAAACTTGAGGGTTTGCAAAATTTTTTCGTCTAACCCTTTCCCATGAGGGGTTATTAAATTATTTTACGTTAAATTCTACTATGATAACCAAATATAATTATTCTCTTACAGAAATAGAAGATATGATACCATGGGAAAGAGACACTTATATATCATTAATTATTACACAAATCAACGAAGAAAATGAAAAGATAAAACAAAGAAATTTCAGGGATAATCTATAATGCTACCAACAAATCCACAATCTATGACTACTGCTGACAAATCTATTTTAGAAAATTTGAGAGAGCAAGGCGCACAAATAGATAGACAAGCTAGAGTAATGGAAAAACTTGTTGACAGAATTGCGAGGATGATGACTGCTGAAGAAAGAGTGGAAAAGAAAACTAAAAAAAATGATCGCGAAATTAAAGGTGATACTAAAATAAAAGATGTGCCCGGTTTACTTATAGATAAACTAGCGGACAAATTAGATGATTCCATTACTAAACAATTCCTTAAAATTAAGGATAGTTTTAAAAAAGAAAAACAAGAACCTATAGATAGATCGCAAGAGCCTGCGTCACCTCAAACAGAAAAAGAAAAAAAACCAAAAGATGAAACTGATACTTTAAAAGCCATACTAAATAGTATGATTGGTAATTCTAAATATCAGGAACAGATGACAGAAAATTCTAAAGCATTACAATCTATTGCAGACAAAACTCTTACGAATGTAGATAATCTAAATGATAATTTAAAAAATATAGAACAACCTGAAGCAAATAATACTGAAAAAGAAAATAAAACTGAAGAAAAAAATAATAAAAAAGAAGGCAAATTAAATAACAATCAAAAATTAGCTATTGCCATAGGCGTTTCTATAGCTGCAGCATTAAAACCTCAGTTCGATACGTTAGGTAAAACTTTGAAGGAAGCATTGGAGAGGGGTTTTGCAAATTTAGCGGACTCTATAGATAATATAAGCGGGACGAGTGGCGTTGGAGTAGATCTTCCTTTAGGCGGACCAGACGGAAAAGACGGGAAAGGTGGTAAGAGCGGCAAGGGTGGCTTTATGGACAAGGCAGGAGAGATTTTAAAAGGGCCGGGTCTTCGAAGATTCGCACCATTGGGAATAGCTGCAGGATTACTTGAAGCCGACCAGGCATTACAGCCCGAAAGAGATGCATACTTTGAGGAACAAAGGAAGAAAAAAGAAGCGGAAGAAGCAGCAGCTAAAGCAAACAAATCTACCAAAGACCAATCGATAAAGCCGGAAACTAAGACGGAAACTAAGACGGAAACAAAGCTATCGATCGAGGAAATTGAAAATCGTAATAAAAAAATTAAAGATGGTACAAATACCAATATAGGTGTAGATGGTAAAGTAGTTGAACCTGCGCCTGCTCCTGTAGAAAAACCTGAATCCGTAAAAAAATCAAAAGTGGAAAATAAGCCATTAGATATAAAAGTTTTATCAGATGCACTTGGTGGCGATGCTGTGGCACCGAGCGTAAGTAAAATGGCCAATATAAGATCAGACATAACATTTAACGATGATACAGATAGCCAAGCTATACAACAAAACAATACTAACGACCAACTGAAAAATAATAGCAGGGCGACAGCAAAGGCCCAAATAGCTGCCGAAAAACAAAAAGAAAAAGAGAGATTAGAAAGAGTAAAAGCTGCTGAGAGTATTGATCCGAAAGCTTTGGAATGGGCAAAAAAACGCTACAAAGATCCAAATATGAGTGATCCCGAATATCTATCTCAAGAAAAAAATAAATCAATATTAGAGTGGCTTCAGAAAGAAAAACATCAAGATTATATCAAACGAAACCCAAATTATAATTTAGAACCAAAGGTGACACCGCAAAAGAAACCTGAGGTCAAGCAACAGAAAAATGATAAAACGGGAATGCTTAACGAAGTAACCGATACAAAAATGGCATTGGTTGAGAATAAAAATACTCAACCAATTGTTATTACTAATAACAATACTAATACCGGGGGTGGGTCAGATCCTGCTCCAATTGCGTTTGGATCTGCTTCGCCGAGAAATACATCTACTGCAATAAATGATTATTTTAGAAATAATGGTAGGCTACACGATGCTGCTTACGGATAAGTAAAAACCCCGCCGAAGCGGGGTCTAATTAAAAGAAGATATTTTAATCTTCTGCTAATTTTGCGAAGTAGGATAATGACTCATCGTCATCCTCAAAATCTACTTCCTTAGCAGGCGCCTTAACAGGCGCTTTTTCTGCCTTTGGTGCTAGGCTTGGCTTTGGAGCTGATACTTGTTCGTCAAGATCAATCTCTTCTGCACGCTTACCTGGAACAGCTCCCCCACTTAACCCCATAACCATTTCGAATTTCTTCTTTAATTCGTCATAGGATTTAAAGTGTTTCTCATCCAAGAACTGTGTCAATGAATGCTGCTTAGACCAGATTTTCTCAATGTCAGCATCATCTTCAGCAATGTTGCTTGCTGCTTCAAATTCTGACTTATCATAATTACGATAACCTTCAACCTGACGAATCTTCAACTTGAAGTTTGCGCCTTCCCAAAAGTCAAACACATTAATAGGTTTTTCATCTTGGAATTGTGGTTCAGCCATGTCCTTAATCTTATCAAAGATCTTCTTACCAAATTTATAAAGGAATACTTTACCTTCATTCTCTGGATGAGCAGGATCCTTAACAATAAGGATGTTGGTTGTATAACTTAGCTTACGCTTTTGTTTACGAGCAATTTCTTTATTTGCTTCAGAGCCAGAGTTCCATAGTTCTGTGTTATGTTCAGAAACAGGATCTGCTTTACCTATAGAAGTTAAAGAATTTTCGATGTACCATTTTCCACCTGGACCTTGGAATCCATGATTCCAAACTCTAACCCAAGGCAAGTCTTCGCCTTTAGGTGCAGGTAAAAATCTTAAGACAGCATACCCGTTGCCTGCCTTGTCTACTTCTGGAGACCAGAAGCGATCATCAGCGCCACGAGATTCTGCTTGGGGGTTTGCGATCTTTTCTACCTCTTTCATGAGGGAGTCAAATCCGCCGCGGGATTTTCTTAGATCAGATAGTGATGTGAATGCCATAATTTGCCTTTCGTATTAGCGGTGTATAAATTGTATGTTTAGTATTAACGTCGTTTGATTTTGAGTACTGTCGCGTAATCATAATCTAACTCTCCATTGTCATCATCTAATTTCTTAGCTGATGCAATATTATATATAAGATTCTTATGCTTGTCTATAGCATTTTTCTTCTTAATTGCCCGAAACTTTGTTTCTTTTTCCCGTTCGGTTTCATTATATCTTTTCTTACTCATTTGGATTTTTTAATAAACTCCTATTAATTATCTTTCTCTGACGAGACTGCAATGAATGGCCAATGAGAGACCTTGCGTGTAACGTCTGCCTGATTGTATGCTAATTTTACCAGATACCTTTGAGTCTCTTTTAATGACTCAATAGTTTGACTTAATATTTCTCGTGTCACTTCAATCTCTTTTTCAAGGCGCAGAATCTTCTGAGATGTTATGTCCAACTCTTCGTCTAAGTATTCCATTAAACTTTTCCTTATCAAACTGTAAAAATGGTTTGTATTTTCTTATCAGTCTTGATATATCTGGCCACATAATGTCATTACTGAGGTCTGTGTCAAAGTGTACCAGAAAAGGATTAATCTTTTCTAATATAACTAAAGTTTCCAGTGTTATCGTTTTTCTAAGAAATGCTTTAATTATATATGGATGCTGTGCTTTTGTGATTTTAAAAGCATCTTCAAATTGTTTATTATCTGATTCAAGATCTTCTATTAAGTTATCCAAATCGTTAGTAAAAATATAGGATAAACTTTCAATTCTTTTTTTCCATTCTGCATAGCGTTCACTTGCTTCAGAATCAAACAGACCTCCCCAACGATCTCCTGATGTAAAGTTAGCAACTAAAAAATTTGCTACTTCTTCATCCGAATATGTTTTAGATACCTTTTTAATAGAATATAAATCTTTACGTTTTGCGAAAGCTTGTCGGCTAGCTCTTACTTTACCTCGTTGAGCTATAACATCATAATTTTCGGTAGTAAAATGTAACTTCAAAGCAATATACATTTTATACACTGAGTATTCATCCATAATCACAGGGGTAACTTCCCTCTCTTTTTAAAATAGTTGCCGTCTTCCGCTTCTATTTGAACCTTATCTTTTAAGGATTGATTTATTAGTTTAGAAATAGATTCAATGTCTATATCTACTTCTTCGCAATATTGAATTATTGCCTCCATATAACTAATATCCTGTGCCGCAACTCTTCCCTCAATATAAAGTGAAAATTCATTAGGCGATCTAAATTTCTTGGTTATAATTAAGCTATCTGTCAATATATATTGTAATTCTTCACTCATACTTTTTCCTGGAATAATACGTCATCCATAAAACTCATAAACGTATCTTTATCCACACCAAAATTAACCATCATTGCCGGTGTGTGAGGATTCTTTTTCTGAAACCTACAATAATGATTATGCTTTTCGGAATAGTCTCTATCCGCATAGGGCACACCTACATTATAAAGGTAAAAGTTTAAATTGTCAATAACTGTTTGTTTAAGTTGATCTAATTCTTCCTGCGTTTGTATATTGCCCGCAGCCAGCATATTTGGACTAAAAATTTCAAGTGCCCATTCAGGTAACTGTCTTGGTTTGGACCAAGTTAATTTAGGCATCTTAGTTTGATACCATTCGTGTAAAAATGAATCTCCAACTTTAGAAAAATCATGAAATGCCCCAGTAATTTTATTTTGTCCACAAACTATATCAAAACCAAATATAGGATCAGGGCAATTATAGTGAGGGAAAATACACATATGCATAACCCACATCTTTTTAGTTGCAGATGCATCCACAATTTCTATATGTGCTCTTCTAAAATTTTTACTAGTCCAGACATAATTTTTCCAAGAAAAATTCACATCGGTATGCGAATATTTAGGATTGATTTCTTCTGTACTATATAATTTAAATTTATCTATAAGTGTTGTTGCTAATGCTTGCGCTTGCGGAAACATTTCAATCATTATATTCTTTTACCATTTCAATGTTATGTTTAAATGCTATAATAGCTTCATCTGCTAAAGACACATCCAATTTAGATCTTACTGTTTTAATAAGTGTAGGAATATCCTCAAACTTATACATATGCCCACTGCCAGGAGTTAACTTAGCTAGTTGTTGCCCTCCGAACATATCTCCCATGTGTCTAACATATACATGAGCTAATAACTTCTTAGGATCATCTTGTATACTGTCCAAGTATTGTAGATATGTTAGGGTAGACGGTCTAATCTTAAAAACGGTAGTTGCAAGATCTTCGCAAAGTTCAGCCCAATCCTGTTGTGCTAATTTTGCTCTTTTAAGATCTTCCATGCCGTCAAATATAGCATGTTTGGAAGCTAATATTTCCATTAGTCCATATACATGAAATAATTGATAAACATAATCTGCATATTTTTCTTTATTTACATTGCCTGCAAATATAGATTTTATAAATGGCTGGGATTCTGCTTCCGCATGAACATCGGCTGTCAATTCTTTTAGTGTGCTCAATTTGTTTTCCTTGAATTTGCTGAAGTACCGATATATGGTCTATGATCCCATTTATAGTCACGGTAATTGCCATTCTTATTTACATAGTGTAAAAATGCTTGTGTTTGTCTTTCGCCTTGATATGCATCCCGCCAATGATTTAACGTATCACCTTTATAAACAATAAGATCGCCTGGCCATAAATTGATTGCTTTTTTCTCACCGGCTAATGTCTCGAACCAAATTTCCCAAGGTTCTTCATCAATGGAAATATTAACGGTTGCTGAATACTCGCAACTTGGTCTATCTTTGTGTATAGCCATTGTTGCCCCATTATAATATATCCTAGCATAAGTGTATGTAGGATATAAATTTTTACCTGTTATTTCTTCTATAAGAGGTTGAAGTTGTAAGGATAATGCTTCGAACGGTAGTGCAGAATAATATGCAAAACTATTGGATATTTGACTATCATTAAATGCAAATTTATTATCTTCACTTTGTCCGTTTTCCATGTATTGCAATTTTCTTAGCAACTCAAACTCTAAATCCATATGATCGAGCTGTTCTAGAGGAAGTACTCCCCTTACAATCTCATATAAATCTGTTGCAAACTTCGGTTCATTCAATTTAGTTGTTTCCATGCATTATCCTAAAAATTTATTGTTGGCTTTTAAGGATATGCCAACAAACCTTAGTATATTAGAAACTACGAGTGTATTGTAAACGAACTGCGTCTTTTTCTTCGTCACCGTATGAACGGCTCCAACGAACTGCTACTGCGTCTTGTTTAGTAAGTGCATAACCTACTGCAACATGGCCTCGGACAGTTTCATATAATTTGTCGGCTTCAAATGCATTACGATAGCGAGCACCAACATCGGCTGTAAAACCTGCTACAAGTGGAAACTTAACACCCGAATCAATTGCATAGTAACTAAAGTGTGCGGAACTTGTGATTCTTTCACCCAGGCGAGCACCAACATATACTGCACCTAAATTTTTCTTTGCACGAACTTCGAGTGCTTGAGTAATAGATCCACTGCCGATTTCTGTTTGGCTATTTTCCATTTTAATGCTGTAATCAACACCGCCAGTTTTGTTACCAATAACTAAACCTTCTTTAATATTTTCTGCACCCGTTAGACGATTGCTTTCATCAGAATATTCTAATGACGCGTAACCTTGAGCGAATGCCGCGCCTGCACTAAATAAAAATGCAACTGTTACTAACTTAATAATTTTTTTCAAAATAAACTCCTTTTTGTTTTTGAATGGTAGGTTATCTGTTATGAGGAAACCTACCGAAACCTCGAATTAAATATTAACGATTAGCAATATACATTGTAATCTCAAAACCGAAACGCATATCATTTGCTTGAGGTGTAGACCATTTCATATTAATTCCTTTTTTTAAGTTTTTAAAAATAATAGGTTATGAGGAAACCTACCTAAACCCTAAGCAGTGTTTATACTGCTATTTAGCACCCCAATATTTGGAGTAATCTAAATTTTTCCAATAATTTTCGTTATTACGATACCAAAAGTTTTTAATAAGATACCATGCCATACCAAAGTATCCCATCTGTTGAAATCTTCTATTGTCCTGACCAAAATAATGTTTTACTAGTTTAAATTTCTTAACGTCATACTTTTTAGAAAGAAAGAAATCTTCACTTGTACCAAACTTCTCAGGAAACCCACCCAATTTGTCAAACTGTTCTTTTCGTGTTAGCATAAATGCACCAATAGCAAAAGGTACTTTATATTTCATAATATTATTCACAGCATTAAACAACATAAAACCAAGCTGTGCTCTTATGTCATTATCGTAACATTTTACATACAATCCGACTAAATCAAGCTTGTTAGATTCTAATTCAGCTACTGCATCACGAATAGTATTAACATTAAAGAAACGAACATCTGCATCGATGAATAGGA